ATCCTCACCTGCCCACCCTCCGATCGCTGTGCCTCTGGTTATATTCTCTGCGTTCTGCAAACACCATGCACCGATACCGGTAGTGTGCTGTACGTTGGTTGACGCCTCGCCAGCTTTCATGCCGATAAACGTGTTTTCGGTTTCATCGGTTATTAAGTTTCCGGCCTTATAGCCGATCAGGGTATTGCCGTGGCCGCCGGTTAGCGAGGCACCTGCCGATAATCCAGCGATAAAGGCATCGCCCATACTGTTACGACCGTCTGATCGTATCACGCCGGTCGTAATAACAATGTCACCACCACCAACTTCTACATGACCAGCATCGTAAGAAATACTGGATCCAAGCCTTAACCATTGGCCGTGTTCGTTCCATTTCTCGAAGTTCTCTGCGAAAGTGCCGGTCTGTACTCCGTCAACACTACAGGTATAGATCTTCCTGCTGTCAATGAACGTATCGCCGACCGACCAGGTATTACCATCGATCCAGGGTCTTGTTTGGATTAGGCTATCTTCTCTGACGTACGAGACATCGGACGCGATATAAGGTATATTGCCGGTCGATTCTGTTTTGAGCGAAAAAGTCTCGTCACTCGTCCACCTGTGGAAAAATTGCTTGTTTGGCTCAAATTCCATTGAGCCATCGCCCTGTAATTGGATATCAGAAGACGCCGGGAATAAGCTTGCCGGGTAGGTCTGATCGAAAAACGGTGTGCCGGTACTGTCAGTTCCGTAATAGATCCTGTACCGTATTGGCTTTGTGGCGGCGGTTGTATGCGTTTTGAAATAACCATTATCGATTAACTGGGTAATTCCATCGTCAGCACTGGTAAGGGAAAATCCCAGATCTGTGCCGGTCCATGATCCCGAATAGTCCGGTTGAAATTCTAATTGAATATCCGAGTCGAACGCACAAAAAACCTTAGTGTCTTCTGTGCTTAGCGTACCGTCAAACGATGAATGAGCATATAGGTATTTATCCCTGTCAACCGCACTACTGGCAAGATTGTGGCCTACCGCCTCAATTTTCATATTGTCGCCAATGTATACAGAGGTAGAACCAAATTCAAACGATCCTGGCTGCCATATTCCAGATTGGTAGATCTGTACTGCCGGAATACCTGTTTGATCATTGAGTGATATTCGGTAGTTTCCCTCGATTCCTGTCTTGCCGCCGATGTAAAGACTGCCATCAAACGTGGCCGGATCATAGCCGCCGGTCGCAAAAAGAACCGTGAGGCAAATAACCAAAAATAACCAAAATCTTCTATTCTTTTTCATATTAAAGCCCATCCATAAGAGTTTGCGTATTGTAGCGTCATCGCTACGTTAATTAACAAGTTCAGGTCAAACGTATCGCCGTCAATCGTTTTGCCGTTTCTTCCGATGGTGCAAGCATAGTCGTTATTGGTGCATTTAATTGTGTATTTATGGCCGTTCGATGGGGCTGCCGGCAATTTTATCGTCAATGGTCCGATCGATGCCGATGCTAAGATTGTTCCGTCACTGGCCGTAATAGTATAATCTGCCGTTTTAATCGCTATTGCCGGGTTCTGGACCATGAAAGCGTCAATCTCTGCGTGCGTCTTCGATCCAGATCCTGCCAGCGTGCCGTGATCCAGTTCGTCGCTCCCACCCGACTCATGGGTAGGTGCGTGTGCTGGCGGCGTTCCTGTGGTATGCGTGTGGCCGGGGTCGACGCCTTTAGTTACAAGTGTCTCGCTTTCGAAAGCATCCTGCCGCAACATCCGCAAATAACGCTCGATCTCTACCTGGTGAGATTCGAAGTCCTTATTTTTTTTTAATAACTTCGGGGTATTCATTTAATATTCCCCGGCCGGTACAAATCCGAATATGACTCCCACAAATCTAAACGGAGTTGTTGACGAAAACTTGACGAGGAAGTGGTTCGCCGCAAAATAAAACTCCGATCCGGCGTCTTCGTTCGGCAGGTCAAGTATTAAGATGTCTTCGGTTCCGTCAAGCTCAAAAGATCCGGCAAGCCTAAACGGTCCGGTATCTTCGGCGATGTGCATGTTAAACGTGCCGCCGCCTTCGTTCCTGACAAATATGCGTGCGAATATCAGACCCTTCTTAAATCCAAGTGCCTGCTTGTTCGCCAGATCCGTAGATAGGACAAACTCGGCAGTAAATTCCTCGCCACGGTCCACGTTCGACTGATGGCAGTTCCATGTAAAGCCGTCAAGATCTCCGCAGATATTTGTCGGGAAACCCTCCGCACCTTCAACCGAGTCAATCGATTCCCAACCAATCTCGTCAATAGTATCGAAAGGAATTGTGTCGATCGTCCAGGTTGTTATCCGGTTATACTTGCCGAAAGCGGTAACTCCGATATCTTTTTCGTTCCACTTGCTGCCGCTAAACTTTAAAATACGCTCATTCTCGGTCGCATTACTGTAACAAACTGACCACCAAATTTCGCCGTACTCCTGAATGTATGTCGAGCACATTTTGTTTAATGCCTGTTGGTTTGGATTAAGCTTTCTGGCTACCGGATCAAGAGCATAGCTGATCTTGCCGGCGTCGATCTCGCGGAAAGTCATATCAGACGCATAGTAAAATAGATCACTGTCGGAGTTATTGACGACTGAGCCGGGAGCATTGCAACCGATCGTGTCGCTATGGCTTACGCTGGCCCAGACAAGATCCCCTGCAATAAGCCAATACTTTCGGGTTGACCTGCTCTTAAAGACGTATTCATAGTCCTCTTTGATACCTGCACAAACAATCTCGCCGTGGCCTGGCACTGGTGTACCACCTGCATCGCCGCCGCCGCCGACTAGCCAATCGTCTTGGTTGCGGTGCGAACACCACTGTTTGACGTTCGGGTAGTTTGCGTCGCCTGTTACTGAAATATTGTAAAGATTGATGTAATTCTCAAACACCTCGCACCATTTCGCTCTGGTGATGTAGACGCCGACTGATATCTGCGGGCCATTTACGGCATCGCCCAGACCTTCGAATAGCGTGCCTGTGTCTCCATCCCACCATAAGGGTGTATCTATGTTGTTTGTCGCCACAACGCCATCCTTGAACGTCCTGACGCACCAGTTTTCACATTCATTAAGCGTAATACTGGCCGGTTTGAGGGACGCCCATTCATAGTCGCCTGATTTCCAACAATAAATGTTGGTTTTCGTGAAAGCAAGCAAGTATTCGGTATAGGCCGTTCCATTGAAATAGCTGTGAGTATGGTACTGTATAATCGGGTTTCCGTCGGGGGTGGCTAGACTTGACCATGCTGCCGGTCCGGCGGTTCCTGAGTTAATGATGTCGATTTCTTTCCGGCCGAGAGGTTCGCTGTAGACTCTGATATCGTCAAGTTTTCCGTCATAGTCGTAAATCGTGCCGGTTTTAGTGCCGATCGTAACTTCGTCCTCTACGATAAAATCGCTAAACGCTGACAAGTCGGCTGTTTCATTCTGTTCCACACCATCGAGATACATAGTTAACTGGCCGCCAAACTCGCCGGTGACAATTACACTATGCCATTTGTTGTCGTTTAATTGAGAATTGGAGTAAATGGACTTTCCTTCGCCTGCACATGCAATAGTAAATCCAACCTTTCCACCGTTCTCGATGAACAGGATAATTTCTTCGCCAGTACCGTTTTTGCACCATAAGGCACCTCTTACTGTGGGCATCATCGGGGTCTTGAACCATAAAGAGAGCGTAAAGCCGGTATCTCCGAACCGTAAAGCCGGATCGTCTGGGATTGTAATTTTATCATCAAAGCCGTTGAACGTGATCGCTTCATCAATCTTGCCACTTGCGGAGGTGATATCATTGAACGATGTGCCGTCGTTTCCGGCGTCGGCACTGTCGACCACGACTTTTTGCAGCTCGGCGTCGTCCATCTTCCAGTGAGCCATTATATTTGTGTCGGGTGCAATAATCTCCTTACCACGCATTTTGTCCGAACGTACCTCGCCTTCCCAAATCTGCACGTTCTCAGAGTCGGCGGTAAATGCGTTATGGATAAGCATTACGGGGTAATCTTTACGATCGCCCTGTTTTGATCCCATTATTGCGAATTTTTCCATTATGATCTTTTCCAAAACTCTGCTATTGTGTAAATTTCAACTTCCCCGAAGTTGCTTTCAATACCAAATCCATTCGTTTCTACTGTTTCTCCGCAGTAATGTTGAATTTCTACGTCCTGGTCTGCTGTTATTGTGAATCTACCTACCACGAAGCTCCTGTTAGATACCGTATTGACGTTATTGGCACTTTCTGAGGTGCCAACAAGTATCGTTGTGTTCGCTGTGGTATTTCTTAGTCTGAGTTTATGCCTACTAACTTTATATGCGGTCGATGATATCCGGCATTCGTAAGTACCCGCTTCTAAGGTAATTACACTCGAATCGACAGATACGTTGTCTTTAGTGTCCGTTTCTTCTGCTACTGTTCTTTTTTGCCAATCGCCAGCGGTAAATGTGCCGCCAGGCGTTCCGGCGGATTTTGAGTCCACAAGTTTAATGTAAGGATTTCCATCATCAACATATTTCTTGTTTGAAATATCAGTGCTTTCGACCGGAGCGGCGTCTGTATCGAGTCTGGCTGAATCTGGTAACATGGTAACATCGGCATCGTCTGCGACATTTCTACCCATCTTAATCAAGTCAAGCAATGCTGTACCGGCTGGGTTTAACGCTTTCAAGGGCGTGTCGTTGCTCAATGCACCGATATCCAGATTTAAACTCTGGAGTGGGGAGGTGAGGTCGGCGAGAAATTTCGTAATCCGTATCTCTTTTTCGCCCTCATCCATAAAGAATAGCTCAGCCGCATCGGCTACCGTCTTGACGAATAATGCCGCTTTGTCAGCTTCGACCGCACCTGGCGATGCCTGTGCGTGCATAATGAGCCCAAGCATTTCACCCGCGGCCGCTTCATTGTACCCGATACCCTCGCCGCCATCGGCTCCGAGGTAGTGACTAACCTTTAAACACTCAATGACCTGCCTACACAAGAGTTTCATTTTGTTATCCAGGAGAACCGGATCAGTACCGCCGGAAATGAGTAGCGGATCTAAGCCTTCTGTTTTGTCTGCCATTTTACCACCTTATATTAGAGCGTATTTCGGTTATTTCCATCACGGCAGGAGTTGCCGCGATAAGTTTGTTTATTTCTACTTCATAGATGTTGTTCCACTCGTTACCTTCCGCGAACATCTGGAACTTGCGGAATACATCCCTGTTGACACCTGCTACTATAGCAGGTTTGAATCGATCCTCAAACTCAAGCGTTTCGATTTCCTGTCCGTGTAGTTTCCCGTAGTGGAAAATATAGTCGTCGTTGGCGAAATTCTTTGTTACTAGAATTTGAGTGCCGAGAATATGATAACCGTTTATTAATTCTTGCAGATAGTCGGCCATCGAAAGGTCGTAAAGTTGCTCGTCATTGATAATCATAAGGTTAGGGCAAGCGTAATCATTCGGCATGATCGTTTTAGCGTTACTGTCAAGCGTTCCGGCAGTTTCGCCCGTCAAAAAGTGGTATCGGCCGGATATGTCAATGCAGACATCGATAAGCTCACTGTCGATGTTAGCGACACCTCGCCTTGTTTTGGCATTGCTAAACGCTAGGATCTGGGTATTTGTTAATGACATTGCTACCTCGTAAAGTTATGGCCGGGAGGTAATATTAAGCCTCCCGGCCCGTTGGATTAAGCTGACTTACTAGCCTGACGCACCATCAATCACAACAGCGGTATCGACCGTAATAACACCAAAATCGATGCTATTAAACTTGGTCTTTTCCACGCCGTAAATGACATCGGTGTGATAACCAGCTTTCGTCTTATAATCGTGGATCTTTTCCACATAAGTCGGGTACTGGCCCTGAGCAAGGCAAGCTGCCTGGGACCCGCAGAACAATGCTCTCGCGACGGTTACGCCGGATGCACACGGATCTGTGGTGATGGTGCCGTTTTCCTCAAAACCTTCTTTGAGCAAAGTACCGCCCGCACCTGTACGTCTATGGATAAGCTGGTTGACATGGATTACCACGCCATCCCAGATGCCCATAGCACCGCTAAATATGGGGTTTGTTTCCCCGCGAATATTCGCCGACTGCTGTGCTGACAACCATGCGGCTTCTTGCTTGAGAGCCTTGGCCTGGAACTCGTCGATGAACATAACGTACATCTTCTTTCCCTTGACCATGATCGGAGCGATCGGACTGATCGGATCGCCAATCGCGACGGATTCGGCTGTACTGGCCGCAATAGCGACTGTACGTTCTGCCATGCGTTTCACATAGCTGATGACGTTCGTACCAAACAAGTTGGTCGTAACGCTGTCAACGTCGCCGTCATCCGCAACACGCTCGATAGCACCGAGAATCGTTTGACCGCCACCAAACCAACGCAATGCGTCGACTTCTTTCGGTGGGGCGACTGCCGTACCATCAGACACGGTTTTGATCTGGACGGGCGTACCTGTGCTGTCCTTATCATACGCACCTGTCATCTGGCCGCCGAACGTCTTGGCGTTCAAGCCACTAAGAGCCGCGATAACGTCTGCGGATCTCTTACGCTGCAACCATGTACCAAGCTGGTATCTGGCCTGAGTACGCAGATTATGAATCGTGCGTTTCTCGGTCATCTTACCGTTA